GTCGCTGAGTGGTTTGGGTGGTCAGTCTTCCTGCACACAGTGGGAGCGAGCTGGTGAGGCTCACAAGCTGCGAGGACGCAGTCGTGAAGCCGTCAGGCTCGCCCAGGCTGCACAGGATTGGAGCGGATCGGCTCCCAGATTGCCAAGGTTCAGAAGATGTGTAGTCTTCTTACCTAATATTGTAGCAGAAGATCTGCCGCCTAGCGACTGCACCAGCTGGAAATAATTATATCTTAATATTTTAGTATGTTACAGCTTGGCTAGTCTGTGTGTACTACCTAGCACTACTGGTCTGTGTGTACTACTGGGGGGCAGGGTCGCAGATCCCAGCGGCGTAGGGGTAGCTCATATACCCCAAACATATATCCGCTGAACAGTTCTATTGTGCTAAAAAAGGCCCCCATGATTAATGGAGGCCGGGGGTGGGGGTTGAGTTTTGCGGTCGTATCAGTCGGCCTTGTCCTGAATTTTGATAGTCAAATCAGGCGCCTGAATATTGACAGTCTCAGTGGATTCACCAATCACGCGCCCAATCGAATCCAGCACCTGGCTTGCAGTCTGCAATTGCCCCTTCTTAATGGCCTGATTAAATAGTTTGGTACGCATGTGCTGAAGCCGCGCCAACATATTTTCGCGATCAGACTTCCAATCTTCATCAACGAGAAGCTTTACTTCCGCCCAATCACGCCAAGCTGTATTGATGCTGACCTGTTCACGTTCAACGTGCTCATAAACAAGCGCCCTAGCCGACAACCCCTCTAACTGCCGACGATATAAACGCCGCACACGATCCTCTTTTGCATTTGTGGTGCGGCGTTCGTCTTGAGTCATGTTTGATACGACCTTTCCCAAGATCTTAACTGGTAGAAAGGCTTCTAGCCCCTATTGAAGGGGGCAGGGGTCAAGAATCTGTGTAATGTGGCATTTATGAGTCAAAAAACCGCACCAATAGAGCTTCGCTGGGCTCAAGGCCAAGTATTTTCGTGCGAAAAACGCTTCAGAGTTTTAGTAGCAGGCCGTCGTTTCGGCAAATCGTACTTGTCTTGCGTTGAATTGGTGCGTGGAGCGATCAATCGCCCTGGGGAGACATTTTTTTATTGTGCGCCAACGTATCGGATGGCAAAGGATATTGCTTGGCGAGCATTAAAGAAGCTTGTGCCCCAAGTTTGGATCAAGAGTAAGAACGAAACCGATTTACGACTTGAGTTGATTAATGGATCCACGATCGAGTTGAAGGGAACCGAGAACGCAATGGCCTTGCGGGGCCGCAGCTTGTCTGGAGTCGTATTGGACGAGGCTGCCTTTATGAGTTCGGACGTATGGTTTGAAGTAATTCGGCCTGCGTTAGCGGATAAGGAGGGGTGGGCATTATTTATTTCAACACCAGACGGGACAGCTAGTTGGTTTTATGACTTGTGGTGTTATGTGCCTGAGGATGCGACGGGATTATGGGAGAGATGGAGTTATACGACGATTGACGGTGGGAATGTCAGTAAACATGAAGTTGAAGCAGCCCGCGCCCAGCTTGATACGAGAACATTCCGTCAAGAATTTGAGGCAAGCTTCGAGAATCTTACGGGTCTTGTCGCAATTAGCTTCAGTGATGAGAACATCTCTCAAGAAGCGCGAGACATCAGTATTCAGCCATTGTTACTTGGGGTTGATTTTAACGTTGACCCAATGAGTGGCATTTGTGCAGTCAAGGATGGCGATACTTTATATGTCTTCGACGAGATTATGTTGACTGGGGGTGCAACAACCTGGGATTTTGCGGACGAGGTTACACGTAGATATGGTGTGGATCGAAGGATTATTGCGTGTCCAGACCCTACGGGTGGAGCCAGGAAGACCTCTGGCATTGGCGTAACGGACCACACGATTTTGCGCCGCAGTGGGTTTACGGTCCAGTCACCCAAAGCTCCATGGAAGATCAGGGATAAGATTACAGCCGTCAACACAGCATTGCTTGATGCTGCTGGGACGCGAAGAACGGTAATTCATCCAAGGTGTAAGCAGTTAATCAAAGATTTAAGGACGTTAACTTATACGCCAAATACGGGCCTACCTAATAAAAACTTAGGGGTAGACCACGCCTTTGACGCATTCGGTTATTTAGTTTTACAACAGTTTAATTTGGCAAAACCGGAGACGATGGGCACTACGTCTTATCGGTTGTATTAAGCATGTTCTGGCTGCGGCAAAGTCACTCTGACTTGGTCGCCAGTGCCAGCCCAAGATATGCACGGGCCAATGTTCACTTCTGGCGCCTGAGCGGTGTACCAGCGAAAATCACAACTGGTGCAATGCCTACGACGCACAGTTTCATACGGTCCTTCAACAGTTTTTTTAGTAGTAACGACATGCACGCGAAAAGATCCGCATTTGGGGCACTTCAAAGTGGTTGTTGATTGGCACGAAAGGCTAGACTAGGGCAAAGTCGAGCTTCGTCATGCCCCAAGGCCCCGGAACTTACGGCACAAAGAAGGGTCGTCCCCCAAAGAAGAAAAAGGGCATGAAGAAGGGCTCTAAAAAAATGCGTTGCACCTGTGGCGACTAGAAACGAGCCCACCAATAAGGCGCTTTATAGCCGTGTCAAAGCGGCTGCCAAGCGTAAATTCGCTGTATATCCCAGTGCCTATGCCAATGCATGGCTGGTGCGGGAATATAAGAAGCGTGGCGGCACCTATCAAAAAGTGAGTGATGGCGGAACGAAAAAAACCAAAAAAACCAAGTAAGACCAGCAAGCCCAAGGGTGGGCTTAGTCGTTGGTTTGACGAGGAATGGGTCGATGTAAAGACCGGAAAGCCTTGTGGCCGCTCCAAAGGGGAAGACAGGGCATATCCAGCATGCCGACCATCAAAGCGTGTATCTGCAAAGACGCCTAAGACAACAGGCGAGATGACAGCTGCAGAAAAAGCCCGATTTAAACGTGAAAAGACCGGCTCAAGCAAGATAAAATATCAGCATAAACGCCGTAAATCTGCCAAGAAAAAAAATGGCTGAAAAGAAAAAGCGTAAAAAAGGACCAAATCTTAGTGTTGGTCGTGGTGAAAAACTTCCAGCAAAGAAAGGCGCAGGATTAACTGCAAAAGGCAGGGCTAAATATAATAAAGAAACCGGTTCAAATTTAAAAGCACCTGTCACGGGCAAGCCTAAAACCAAAAAAGAAGCAGCACGCAAGAAATCTTTTTGTGCTCGCAGCAAAAGCTGGACTGGCGAACGAGGCAAAGCTGCTCGAAGGAGATGGGGTTGCAACAACTAATCAATGGTTAAAATAATGACATGACTTACTCCGTTCCAGGGCTCGTTCGGACCCATTTGGTCAGCAGCTCCTATATGGGGAGTGTTGACAGTCCATTTGTCCGAACACGGGCAGTGATTGACCAGATGAAAGGCTGGGAAATCATGAAAGCCGTGGTGTCTGGCACCGAGTATTTGCGTGATAACAGCGAAGCATTCCTGCCATTAGAGCCTCGTGAAGATTATTCCGCGTATCTAGCGCGTGTAAATCGTGCTGTATTTACGCCATATACCCAACGTTTGATTCGAGCGGCAGCAGGTTTGATTCTGCGTAAGCCAATAAATATTGTTGGCGATCCATATTGGACAGAAGTTTTCAACAAGGATGTTGACGGTTGCGGTTCAGATCTAGACGAATATGCACGTCGTCTGGTGATCTGTTCATTGACTTATGGCCATTGTCATACGTTGGTTGACTTTCCCGCTCCAACAGAAGCCCGAAGCCTTGCAGAAGAGCGTGCCTTAAACCGTCGTCCATATTGGATTGAGGTTGATCCAACCAAGGTTTATGGCTGGCGTTTGGATCGTGAATCAAATTACGGCAACCTGACGCAAGTGCGTATTGGCGAAAAAGCTGTTGTCCCTGACGGTGAATTTGGAGAGAAAGTTTATGACCAAATTCGTGTCATTGAGCCAGGTCGTTATCGCGTCTATCGGCAAGAAGAGCAAAAGAAAGCGATGCAAGGGAATTTCCCATACCCCTCTTCGTTTGACCAATCAGACGCTACAGCGGAGTATGAGCTTGTTGAATCTGGGCCGTATTCACTTGATCAAGTCCCGCTGGTCACCATATACGCGAACAAGACGGACACGCTGACAAGTCGTCCACCATTACTGGATATTGCTCATCTGAATCTTGCTCACTTCCAGCGTCAAGCTGACTTGATTCATAGCTTGCATATCGCATCACAACCGATGTTGGTGCTTGAGGGTTGGGACGATCAGACTAAGGATATGGCGGTAGGTGTGAATTATGCGATGGCAACGCAACCGGGAAACAAGGTCTATTACGTGGAGCCTGCCGCTAGTGCTTTTGAAGCGCAATCTGCGGAGATCCAAGAGTTACAGCAACAAATGGCGACATTGGGCATCAGCACGCTTAGCCAACAAAAGTTTGTAGCTGAATCAGCTGACGCACGACGATTAGACCGTATCGACACAAATTCAATGTTGTCGATGGTTTCTATGGACTTGGAATCTGGTTTGCAAAAGGCTTATAACTTAGCTGCTAATTATTTAGGCATTGAGCCACCTGAAGTGAAGATCAGCCGTGACTTTGATCTTCAGCGTCTTATCGGTCAAGACATTACGGCAATGGCTCAGCTATTCCAGGACAGCATTATTGATCGTGAAGAGTTCCGCGACATGCTGGTACAAGGCGAAATCCTGCCTACATCAGCTGAGTCGCAAGATCAATCGATAGAGGTACAGTAGGGGCATAACAGCTCTTATTCTCATGGGACTTCGTTTTGAAGAGATCAATCCTCCCAAAAAAGAGGGGTCTTCAGCGTCTGCTGCAAAGAAAGAAACTAAAAAAGCTAAAAGCAGTAAAGTAGAAGAGTAAAATTACTTTTCACAATGGAAGAACAAGTCATCCAGGAGACGCCCGTGGCGCCTTCTGAACAGCCCGTGGCTGAGACTGCGACTTCAACTCCCGCTGTAGACGTTTCAGCGTATGAGCAACAGATTCAAGCGTTAAAATTACGCGCCAATGAAGCCGAGGAAAAATTCCAAGGCGTTAAAGGCAAGCTTGACGATGTCTACAAAAAACAAGACGATCAACGCAGAAAAACGCTTGAAGACCAGGGTCAATGGAAAGACCTTTGGGAAGAAGCCAACAAGACCGCTCAAGATAAGCAGCAACAAATTGCGGATCTAGAGCGCCAATTGCAAGAGCTTCGGACTTCAAACGAAACTGCAGCGATGCAAACGTCTGCTTTGTCTGCAATTAGTCAGGCTGGAGCAATTAATGCTGAGCAGATGCTGCAATTAGTGCAGAATGGTCTTAAGAAATCTGAAGATGGCAGCGTCAAAGTTCTTGACGGTGGCGTTGAACAAGACCTAGGTGTTTATTTAGCCAAGCTAAAAAACCCCGGTTCTGGCTTTGAACATCACTTTAAGCCAAGCACTCAAGCTGGCATGGGAGCTAAGCCATCAACAGGAACTGCAGGTGCCGCAGGCATCGCAAATCCTTGGCTAGAGGGTAGTATTAACTTAACAAAGCAAATGGCTTTGGATGCTTCTGACCCCGATCTTGCAGCTGTGCTCAGGAGAGAGGCCGGTAAGTAGTCCCAGTGGGACACCATCTCAAGTCCGTGACTTGAACTTCCGCAAACATTATCCCTGAATAAGAAATGGCCGCTCCATTTCAGAATTATTCCGGCGGTGTCCTACTTGCAGACATCGTCAAGAGGAATAACCTCAGCGCCTATGTGTCTGAGGCCATCAAAGAGCGCAGCTTGTTCATCAAGTCTGGCGCTGTCATTCGTAACGCTCTTCTCGATTCACGTGAAGGCGGTACTCGCATTCAAGTTCCCGAGTTCAATCCTGTATCCCCAACAGAAGAAATTCTGGACGGAACAGCAACATGGGGCACCAGTTCCGGTGGTTATTTGACGCCACAAAAGATCGGTACTGGCACTCAAATTGCAACTATCTGCCATCGCGGTTTCGCGTATGCCGTAGATGACGTTGCAGTATTGGCTGCTGGTGAAGATCCAATGCTTCACATCCGCAATCAGCTGGCTGATGCAATCAACAAGCTGAACAGCGCACGTCTGTTCTCACAGCTTGCTGGGTTATTTGGCACGGCACTTTCTGCCAACGCACTGGACAAAGGCAAAGGTGCTGCTTCTGGCGGTGCTGAAGCCAACTTCCTGACTGCTGCAACAGTTGCAGAAGCCCGCTCCAAGCTTGGAGAGCGTGGTGAAGAGCTGGACACTCTGATTGTTCACCCTTCTGTTGCTTACTACCTGTATCAGGTAGGGATGCTGACCTTCTCTACTTCATCACTCGTCACGAATGGCGCAGTGACCTGGGGTGGTGGTGGCGTAGGCATTGGCGCTCGCGAAGTTGGTGAGTTTGCCGGTATGCGCGTAGTTGTTGATTCTGCAGTCAACACCGTTGCCCCTGGCACTTCTGGCCACCAGAAAGAGTTCTACTGCTATCTGGTTAAGTCAGGCACCATCCTTGAAGGTGTGCAGCAAGATCTTCGGATTGAAGCTGATCGCAACGTCCTCTCGAAGCAAGACGTGCTTTCTGTGGATTATCACAGCACCTATCACGTGATGGGAACTAAGTGGTCTGACGCTGGTGACAACCCCACCAACGCCAACCTGGCTACCGCTAACAAGTGGGCCGCCACTTATGACATCGACCTGATCCCTATGGTTCAGTTGACTGTCAACTCTCCGCTGGATACCAGCACC